GAACGAACGCGGGACGCCGCGCGACGGTGCCGCAGCCGGGAACGGGCCTTTCGCCGCAGGCGCGCGGAACGATGGCCTACGTCGCGCGCAATCCGGAAGCGCGGGCGATGCAGGGCATGAGGGCCGCGCAGACGCGGGAAGTGAACGCGGCGGCATCCTGATTTTGAAAGAAGCCAAGAAGGAAATCGGACGATGGTTCTCTCGTTTGCACCAGACGCATTGAGGTTGCTCGGCTCCCGCGAGCACGCTCCCGTGCTGACGCTCCTGCGCCAGCTCGTCGAGGCTTCGTTCGACGACACGATGGCGAATCTCCTTTACCCGGCGCATGCGCTGACGGACCACGAAAAGGCGGTCCTCGAAGCGGAGGCGCGGGTTCTCATGGGACTTCGAAAGGACCTGGCGGACGCTTCCCGCGCCGTCCCTGCGAAAGCCAAGCAGGACGACGGCGCAAGCGGAAACTCGCCCGCCGGATTCGTGTAGGCGGCCCCGAAAGTGGCGTGCCGGAAATCGGTCTTCTCCGCTCCGGCGAACCGATGGAACTCGAAGGTAGGCGCCTTCGCTCCAGCAAACCGAAAGAAACCCGAACATGGACAACGACAACACCGACCAGAAGAAAACCCCCGACGCCTCCGAGCAGGCGACCGGTCCGGCCACGATGCAGGACCTCGCCGCGACGATGGGCGTCGCGTCTCCGTCCGCCGCGAAGGCGGAACCCTCCCGCGAAGACGATGCCGACGACCAGCGCCGGCGCGTGAACGACGGGCGGCTCAAGAAAGCCAGCGAAGACCTCGCGGCGGCCAATGCGCGCATCCGTGAACTCGAAGAGCAGATCGCGAAAGCGAACTCGGAGAGGCCGATGTTCGACGCGGAGTCCGTCAAGAAGTTCGCCAAGGATCCGTCCGACGTGGACGACGCGTTCGCGGACACGACCGCCAAGGGCCTCAACGCCCTGCGCGAGAACGTCCGCAAGGAGATGAAGGGGGAGTTCGACGCGTTGCGGGCCGAGATCTCGGCATCCCGCGAGGCGGCGTCGGCGGCGCGTTCGACCGCGGCCCTCGAGCAGACGCTCGCGGCCGTCGAAGGCGCGGCGCCGGGGCTCGTGGCGCGGATCGCGCGCGGCGACCTGAAGGACAGGTGGAACTCGTTCCTCGATGGCACGGACCGTCTCTCCAACCTCCAGATGCGCAGCATCCTCCAGGGTGCGATGCGCGACGGGCGGGTGGACGCGGCGAAGGAAGTGTACGCGAGGTTCGTCCGGGAGGCGGGTCTTTCCGGTCAGTACGAAGGCGCCGTCATGGCGCCTCCGCGCGGCGCGGCTCCGGCGGCCCCGAGAACGGGCGCGCAGGGACGCGTCTACCCGAGCCGCGAAGCGATCTACGCCGAGATGGAAAGACTCTCGGACATGAAGCGTCGGGGCTCCATCGACCACAAGCAATACGTCGCGCAAAGCGACGAGCTGGAAAACGCGCTCCGCGAACGCCGCTACGTGAAGTGACGGCTGGATGGCGGAGTTCGGGTTCCGGCGGAAAGGATCAGAAATGATCGCACCCCAAGCCAAACTCTACCACAAGATTCCCGACGACTGGGAACCGATCGTCTACTCCAAGAAGATCGACGACAAGACGAACGACAACGTCGTCTTCACCAACGTGTTCAACCGCGACTACGAGGGCGAACTCCGGGGCATCGGCTCCGAGCTCGTCATCCGCTCGTGGCCCGACATCAAGGTGAACGACTACATCCTCGACACCCCGATCAACCCGCAGCGCGTCGATTCGCGCTCCAAGCACGTGAAGGTCGGCCGCGCCTGGGAGGCGTCGTTCGTCCTCGACGGATGGGACCTGATGAACACGGACATCAAGGGCTGGGAGTCCAAGCGCTCCTCGCTTATCGCCGTCCGTCTCGCGGAGTTCCTCGAGGACAAGTGGTTCCGCGAGGCGCCGGCCACTCTCGCCGCCGCCGCCGTGGACGTTCCCGAGGCCGCCCGCAACATCGGAAACTCCGCCGGGTTCAACGGCGACATCAAGCTCGGCGAGCCCAACCAGGCCATCGAGCTGATGATCGAGAAGCCCGCCAGCACGTTCGGAGCCTACCAGCGCAACGTGGTGGACTACTTCTACGACTGCGACATGGTGCTCTCCCGTCAGAAGGGCGCCTCCGCGGCGACGAAGAAGTTCATCATCTGCGCGCCCGAGGTGTTCGACAAGCTCCGCCGCTTTGACGCCTTCGAGCGCTCGCACGCGGCCCCCGAGCTCGCCACGATGCTGCGCGCCGACATCATGTCGGCCGGAAAGATCCCCGTCACCGGCATGGACGTGTACATTTCCAACCGCCTGAAGGCGGTCGGCACGTCCGGCGGCAAGTCGATCTACCCGGTCTACTTCGGCGACACCCGTGCGTGGACCTACGCGGACCTCGTCTCCAAGACTGGCATCAAGGAGGATCCCAAGATCCCCGAGGTGCAGTATGAATGGCACATCGGTGCCTACGACTGGTTCCTCGCCGCGCCGGAGTACTTCGGCGTCGGCTTCGTCGCGGTCTAGGCCAAACTTCAAGCAAGGAAAGGAAACACAGCCATGCCTTACGACTACGATAATGACCCCCGTTTCGAGAAGACCCCGAACGGATTCGTCCGCAACGATGTTGCGCAGGCCCCCGTCGACCAGATGGGCGCGAAGACCGAGTACCCCACGGGGTACAACGGCCACGCGTACCGCTGGCTCGGCCCGCTCTCGCAGCTCGTCGCCGCCGCCTCCGGCGTCCGGTTCAAGATCGCCGAGGGATTCGTCCCGCGTTCCGCGTTCGCCAAGTGCGCTCCCATCGTGGACACCATCCACGAGGGCTGCACGAAGACGCTCGTCGCGGGCGATTCCGTCGCCATCTCCGGCGTCAGCGACGCGAACGTCGGCACGTTCGCGCTGACGGTCGCCGCGGCCGACGGCTCCGACTCCGACTCGGATGCGGACGTTCCCGTCCCGTTCGTGAAGGGAGCCGTGACCTCCCCGGCCCTCGTCGAGGACGACGACACGTGGTTCACCGTGACCGGTTCCGGCACGCTCTCCGGCGACTGCATCGTCGAGGTCGGCGTCTGGGCCGAGCAGGTCGATCCGCACCCCTCGAAGCAGTTCTAGCGAACTCGCTCATCCCCCGCGCGTCCGGTTCATCCGGCGCGCGGGGGACCCCCTTCCCCACGCTCATCCACACCCGTCACGAGGAGTCCTAAATGGACGACGAACAGAAGTTCCCCTACATCATGCACAAGCGCACGCTCATCCACGTTCCCAACACGAAGGAGGCGCGCGAAAAGTTCGGAGACGAATTCGTCCCGATCACCAAGGAGCAGGCCAACGCGCTTTCGAAGGACCGCGCGAAGGCCGGCGTCGAAATCATGCGGAGCGTGGTCGCCGCCGACAACGCCGCGGCTCTCGCCGAGGCGCAGGCGCGGTACTCCGCTCCCGCCGGGGAACTGCGTCCCGTCGAGGTTCCGCCAGCTCCGGCGCCGGAACCGGCTCCGGCTTCCGCCGCGAACACTCAGGCCCCCGCCTGGGGGGCCGCGAAGAAAGCGAAGTAGGCCATGCCGTTTCTCGCGTCCGAGAACACGCCGAAGAAAGCCCTCGTCGAAGCGGCGAGGGCGATCATCGACAGGCAGGAGACCGAAACCTGGAAGTGGTTCGACGCGGACCTGCTTTCGTTCCTGCAAGACGGCATCGTCGCGCTTGAGCGCTTGCGGCCCGCTTCCGGCTATGTCGGCATGCGCCGCGTCCCAAGGACTCCTGTCGACATTCCGCCGGTCCCTCCGGCCGTCGACGTGGGGTTCGATTCGGACTCCGATACGGATCCTTCGTGGCAGGAGTACGTCGAGCGGATGAACGCCCTTCTCGACGAACCCGTTCTCGTGGACGGGCGATGGCATCAGGCCCTCGTTGAGTACGTCTGCTACGAGGCGTTCCGCCGGGATGAGTCCGACGCCGCTTCGCAGAAACTGGCGCAACAGCATTACCAATCCTTCGTGGAACTCGCGCAGAGATGAAGACCGCCGAAGAACTCAAGGAAAGCCAGCGCTCGCCGCTCACCGCGGAAGCCGTCGGGCTTTCCGAGCCGTCCGTCAAGAACCTTGTCGAGCGCTTGATGCTCTGGATGCCGGGACTTTCCGATGTGGAAGCCCGGTACGCCATCATGGACTGCGCCCGAGAATTCTGCTCGAAGACGAACTGTTGGACGACCGGCGCGCATTGGCCGTTCGACTTCAGTTTCGTCGGCGACTTTTCCTTCACGGCCGGGCATCCGAACATTCCCCGCGGAGCGACGGCTCTGCGCGTTCGCGAAGCGCGTTGCGGAAATACGGTCTGGCGCGGCTTGCCGCCGTTCGTCTTTCCTGCCGGGCTTCCCGGTCCGAATCCGCGTTTCCTGTTTCACGGGATTCCGCCCGAGATCGCATCGCTCCGCATGCGCGCCGCGGCTCTCGGCGAGGAAATTCCGCTCTTCACGGTGCGTCTTGCGCTCGCTCCTGAAATCGGGAGCGAAGCCCTGCCCGCCGAACTCGTCGCCCGGTGGGGCGATGCGTTCGTGACGGGCGCCCGTGCGACGCTTTCTTCGATGACAGGCCGCGCGTGGTCCGACCCGAACGCCGCGGCTCTCCACGGCGCGCGCTACAACTCCTTCGTGGGCGAGGCGCGCACCGCGTTCGAGGTCGGCTCGGTCCCGTCGCATCTCCAGACCCGTTCCAAGATTCCGTTCGTGATTTAGCCATGCCCGACCCGATTCGCAAAGCGCTGCAGGATTCGAAGTACAGAGTTCCGGACACCTCCGCGCGACAGCGGCGGGAGGAGCCGGAGTGGAACGAGTACTCCGTCCTCGCATACGACGGCTTGATGCCGACGCAAATCGTGCGTCGGCTCACGGACGAGGACGGCATCGACCGGTGGGAGGCGACGTGTCTGCCGTTCCGGGTCGACGCGCGTCCCGACACGGACGATCGCCGGAACGACAAGGTGCGGTTCCTGCCAGACGACCCGACGAGGTACGTCGACGAGCGACGGTACGTCGTTGACCCGATGGTCGGCAAGCACCGGTTTCTCGGACTTTGGACAGGCGGTCCCGTCCGGATGACGACGGACAAGAAATCCGGCGGCAAGGAGGTCACGCAGGTCCTCACGAGGACGTTTTGCGCCGGACACGGCTACACGACCGACGAGCACGGCAACTACGTCTGCGCGTACTGGGTGAACGGCGGCTTCAACACGAAGCTTGACGGAACGGGCGAGGCGCTCGACCCGGACAAGGTTCGCGACTACCTGACGGCCGACGAAGCTCTCAAGTACCATCGCCCCGCCCTCGGCTCGCGTCTGTCGCCGTACATGATGTACCGCCCGGACATTCCCGCGTCCTACACGCGGGAGGTCCAGTGGCGCGAGTTCACGCATGAGTCCATCAAGTTTCTCGACCCGCTCGGGCTCAAGCCGGAGAACCACCCGCGTCTTGCGCAGGTCGTCACTTTCCATTTCTACGAGTTGGCCGGCGAAGCCGTGACGAACGCCGCCTGCCGCATCGACCCGGAGACGAACACGGTTATCTTCACGGCGGCGCTGACGTATTCCGCGCTTGGCGAGCCGGAGAATCCGGAAGACTTGTTCAGTCTTCCGTGTCTGGAGACGTGCGACCGCGATACGCTCAGGATGTTCGGGTGGAACGACCTTCGCAACGGCGAAGGGTACAGGTACACCCACATGTTCCGCTGGCCGCGGCTCAAGGACTCGCCGACGACCCGAGCGACTCTTGAGTTTCTGAACGACAATGCTCCGACGAACGCCGTGGAGGTCCCGGACGGCTCGGATTCCGATTCGGACTCCGATGAAATCATTCCTGCGCCCGAGGGTTTCGTCCTCGGACTTCTAGCCAAGCACGGAATGCTTCCGGGCGACGATACGAAGAAGGCGTGGCACGGATACGAGAATCCGCGCCCGGCAATCTCGAAGAACGACAACCAGCTGGACAATACCGGACGACTCGTGACGAGCGCCGCAATCGACGGTTCCGACGGTTCGGACGGTGACGGACGGTATCCGGTCCAGACGTATCGCGTGGCGAAGCAGCGGGTCGAGCCCGACCAAGACGGTTCTCTCTCGTTCGTCGTGGCGCTCGTGAAGGCCGAGTGGCACGGCGGAGACGACGGGAAGGATTGGGAGGACGGCGGACGGAGAGTCCTCTCCGGAGTGTCTGCTCCGCAGGGCTACGGAAAGTCGGAGACGCGCGTCATCACGGCGGTTCCGCGCAACGGCGCCATTCCGACGATGAACGCCATCCGTGTCGCGGATTCCTACGAACTGATTACGGCGAAGCGCCAGACGGAAGGGCAGGAGGGCTCTTCCGACGTTTCGTTCGAGAAGCGGAAGTTGTACGATTATCTCGGGAGCGACGGAGACCATACGCCCGATTACATCAACATCGACGGCAATCCGTACAACGCGACGACGTACCATTACGATCCGAACACGAACACCTACACGCTCGACTGGAATTACGTCAATCCGGAAAAGACGCAGGAACTCGTGGACAAGGCACGCGCCCAACTCGGCGGAAATCCGATCGTCACGGTCACGCACCATCCGGACGGGTATGACATCGTTCACATCGTCGGCAAGGGCCGCGGCGCGCAACACATCGACGAATGGCTCGTCGAGGCCGATTGGTTCAAGCACGAAACGCTTGAGCAATGGATCGGCGTGACGCTGATTCGCGAGAACGGGCGTCCGACCGGATTCAAGTACCGGCCGACCATCTACAAGACCGATCCGACCACCGGAGAGGAAATCGTAGACTGGGAGGCCACGAACGCACAGCCGTTCACGACCATTCTCTTCGACGCCATTCGTGGAGACCTCGACGCCAACTGGATGGGGAGCGACCCGCAGGCTGTCGGTCCGGCCGTCCGCGATCCCAAGGTGTACATCACCACGGGCATGGAGCCTGGCGGAAAAATCGAAATCGGCGGATCGGATTCCGATTCGGACATCTGGCATGCCGACGTTCATGGAGACGGATGGAAATCTGGATCATGGACCGACCCGGACGACGGCGCGACCGTTCCGCCGGCTTCGTCGGAAAACAATCCCGCCGACGGACAAGACAAGATGCGGTCGCATTGCATGACGCGCATCGGCAGGCAGGTCAATTCCGACGGGACGTACAACATCACCGTCACGAGAATCTATCCGCACCAGCGCTACTGGACGTGGGAGACCGAAGGTGAGAACCGCGACGGAGACACGCGGACGGTCTACCATTTCGCGTACGTCAACTGGCCTTCGCGCAAGGCGATCCAGACCGACATCATCGAGAAGATAAAGACGAAGATCGGTCAAGATCAATCTTGGGATGATGGTTGGACCCTCGGCGGTTCGATACGGGTCAACGAGTTCGGTCTCGTCAACGCTCCCGGACTGACTCTCGCGCCGGCCTGGAGCAACGACGGGGCGAACATCATCCGTCGGGCGAAGACCCACACGAACTACCTTCTCGAACGGATCATCAAGGCGGAAAAGACCTATACGGCGCCGTCTGACTTCGCGAATTCCGGGAAACCCGCAGACGGCTTTTGGTGGCGGGAAGTCACCATGTACGTGTATTCGGGCACTACGTCGAGTTCCCAACAGGCGATGACCGAATACAAGAAGTTCGGCGGGTTCTACGACGGGACGAAAGGATGCCGGAAACTTCGCGGCGTCGGTGTCAACGCGGATTGGGAGTGGCATGACGTTTACCGCGTCGAGTACGGCGATTGGAAAGCCACGAAGTTCGAACTTCCGGAGGGCCCGCCGCCCCAAGGCGGCGACGGAGTTGCGAACAGCGAGAACGAATACGATGTCGCGGACGAGACGACGCAGGAGGCACTTGCGATGACCGCCGCCGACAAGCTGAAGGACGGAGGCGGAACGACCCCAACGCCTACGGCGCAGAACGTTCTCGACAAGTGGAATTCCGCGAATCCGAACTACCACATCGACGTGTCGACGTGGAACAGGGATGCCTATACGCCGAAGAACAATGGCGCAAAAACCAAGAAAGTCACCTGGGTGAACTGAAATGGACGAAGAGATTTCAGAACTCAAGTCTCTCGTCTCTTCGATGCGGGAGGATTTGAACGAGCTCCTGCGCGAGCGGAACGAACTTCGCGACAAGGTTTGGCGTCTTGAAGATACCGTCGGAAGACTTGGCGATTCCGTCTTGGACCTTGCCACGAAGGACACGGCCCTTTTCGGCGAAACGGCGCAAGGCGGCGAGGCGTCCGAGTCTTCGGAAACCGACGGCCGTCCTGGAACCTGGTCTCGCGATGCTCCGAATCCGGAAAACGAACATGTCACCGTTCCCGACACGTTCGAGCTGCAAGGGTTGGACGTTCCCAGAAAAAGCATCGAGTACACCCCTGAACGAACCAATGCGCACCAACTTCACGAGTTCGATGACGCCCCGTCCGTTGGCTCTGTCAAGGTGATAAAGTTCGGCAAGTGGTGGATTCTCGTTGACCCGGACGGAACAACCGGAACTCGAAAGTGGATGATTCCGCTTCGTCGTGAGACGACGGGAGGCATCGAACTCAAGTGGGCTCAATTCGGACAGGATACCGGGTCCGATTCGGACTCCGATTCGGATTCCGACTCCGATCCGGACCCCGGATTCGTCAGACGGCGCGTGCTGACGAACGTGTTCGTCTCCGGAAATACGCTCGTGTTCGAGACCGAGTGGCATACGGTCATCGCCAGTGCGCCCGGAGAACCGATACCCATCGTCGGCTCTACTTGCGAGGGCTCGGACTGATGCCTTTGATGTTTCAGAACGGGAAGCCGCTATTCGTCAACGGCATGTTGGCGATGGGCGAAGATTGCTGCTGCGACAAATGCCTTCCCGAAGCAATGAACATATTCTGGGAGTTCGAATACTCTGTCGGCGGGACGGGATGCGTATATCCCACGAGCGAGTCTTACAAGACGCAGCTTGATGCCCATGCCGCCATTTCCTCGTGGTCGATTTCCTTTACGCGAAACGGCGGCGCGAAACAGACACTGACAAAGACGTGGCCGCAGGGAGAACCTTATATGCTCGATGGCTCCGCTTGCGAAGACGAAACCGGTCCGTATTTGATTCAAACCGTGACGAGTTCGGGGGACGACGGTCCTTTTACGATACGACTTGCGGCCCATCTTACACAACACGGCGTCGTCGAGGTCGCCTTCTCTCCGGGTTCCCGCACATTCTGTACTGTCGAGGAGGAGGGGAGCAACATTATCGTTCCAGGCGAACCGCAGGGCGTCAATTATGCTTGCGCGGTCTATGTCAGAACCGAAAACACCCAGGGCAATCCGCCTTCGTTCAACCCGACGTTCGTTTTTGGCAGTCCGTCCATCTATTCGAATCCATATTCTGAAATAAGGAGAATCTAGCCATGCGACCTCCTTGCCCCTGCAAGAACAAGGATCATTCCGCTTCTTCTGCTTCTGTTGACGAGACGAACGAGAAGCCGACGAATCCGCTCGCTTGTCCCGACTGCCTCGACAAGCACCTCGGCGCCGCGGCGGAGTACGCCAAGGAATCGGAGGAGGACGCGACGCGCTTCGAAGAATACCGGCGTTCGCTTGGCCACATGGTCTGCGCGGAGGATCACGCGAGGGCGCTCGGCCTCTTCGACTATGCGTCGCGCATCCGCGCGGCGCGCAAGACTTTCCAGACAACCCGCAAGGCGTACGACATGGAGGCCCTGCTCAAAGAGGACACAAGCAAATGAAAATGAACGAAGGACAAATCAAGAAGATGCACGAATGGCAGGACAAACAATGGGAGTGCGTCCGATTCGTTCTCAGGTTCGGACTGTGCCTTGGAATCATTGCCGTAATCGCGTATTGCTGCGGATGCACGACCGGAAACGACGGCATCTACATCGACGAGACCATTTGGGTCTATGCGACGAACCGTATCGACCAGGCAATCGAGAAACATTCTCCGGTCCCGGACGCCGCCACGGGCGATGACCCTGTGAAGGATGAGCAGGGAGGAAGCGTGGGTACGCCTTCGGTTGGTGGCGCTCCGTCCGGGACCGGGGATTCCTCCTTGAAGTTGGACTTCCGCTACGGCGGATTCAAGGGCGGAAACGCGAAGGAGGATTCGCGTTGTCGCATCGGCTCCCCGAAAATCACGAAGGACAAGATTTCGTGGAAGTGGGAGACGAAGATTCCGTCGGACTGGAAGCGCGGTTCAACGAGCAAGGGCCCGATGGTGATTTCCGCCGCGTTCTACTGGGACGAATCGGAAAAGAAGTGGATCGGCGGAAAGGTGGACTGGTGCGATGAGGCCCGGACGAGCCGCGCGACGGAGAAGATTTACGACGGCTACAACGGATGGAAGAGCGCCGGGTGGGACAAGGCGAAGAAGCGCGGGTTCTGCGTGGTTTCAGCGGACGGGAAGTACAGGTCGAATTTCGTCGAGGACTAGCCATGTCGCGCGGAATCATCAGTCTTACCACGCATGCGGCACGTGCGGCACATTGTGCCCCGGTCGTTGAATCTCTCGTCGGGCAGGCGAAGTCCGCCGGCCTTGAGGTTTGTCTTACGGTCCAGTCCGAAGCATACCGGTTGCTTCCGCATTCCGTGAAGTCCCTTCCGATGCAATTCATCGTCGAGGAGAAGGACATCGGGTCGAACATGAAGTACCTGTACGCGATGAAGCGATTCCCGGACTTGCCGATCATCGCGGTGGACGACGACAACATCTTCTGGGACGGGACGCCTTCCGGAATGATGCTTTGGCATTCCCGGCTTCCGCATTGCATCATCTGCCGCCGGTGGCGCGAAATCGTGTGGACGGCAAGCGGCAAGATGGTTCCGTTCACGTTCAAGAGCTTTCCGCTTCGCGACTGCCGTTCGCTTCCTCCCGGCGGAGTCCTGCACGTGACGAACGGGTTCCCGGAGCATTGCGCCGGAGTTCTCTATCCTCCTGGGTGTTTCAAAATCGACGATTCCGTGATCGCGGAAGCGGAGGCGAAGGCGCCGCACGACGACGACGTGTTCGCCCACATCCTCGCTTTGCGGAATCGCGTGGAGACGTTCCAGATTCACGACCCAGCATATCTCAAGGTGCAACGTGACAAGACCGACCCGTTTATCAAGGCGAGCGGTCTTTGGAAGAACGGCAACGGAGGACAACGGTCCACGCAGACGCTTCTCCGCTTCGAGGACGAATTGCGTGCCGCGAGGAGCGAGCGGCCGTGACGGACATCCTCTATTCCGTCGGCCCGGACTCCGGGCACGGCAACCGGGAGCTCGCCTGGTCGCTTGCAAGTCTCAAGCGGTACGCCAAGCATCTTGGCCGCGTGGTCGTCGCGGGCTACCCCCCGGCTTGGCTCCCTTCATGGGTGGAACGTTTCCCGTTCGAGAGGATTCCGGACCATTCGAACTACTTCAACCTCTTCGAGTGCGTGATGGCCGCCATCGACGCAGGGGCGGTCCAGGGCGAATTCCTGTACTCGTCGGACGACCACTTCCTCTCGATGCCGTTCGACTGCGACGCCGTTCCCTTCTGGCGCCGCCAGTCGAATCCCGTCATCCGGTCTTTGCCGGAAGCACGTGCCGCCGGGCGCCCGTGCAACAACTTCGACAAGATGATGGCGCAGACTCGGGAAGTCCTGCTTTCGAACGGCTACGGAATCGTCCGTTGCAACGTCCACAAGATGACGAGGATTCGTTGCGATGAGGCGGCGGAGGCCAGACGGCTTGCCGATTCTGCGCCGGACAAGTACTGCGGCGTGGAACTCACCTGCGTGTTCCAGAACATCCGGGCGCGGAAGGAAAACATCGTCTGGACGTGGGACCCGAAGGACTGGAAACTTTACCAGTTCGACCCGGAAGCCGTCGCCAGCGGGCAGTTTTCCTGCGCCGACGCGGCTTTCGCCGACCGGAGGTTCCTTGAGTACATGGACATGACTTACGGGGACTGTTGCCGCGCGGCTCCGGAAGCGGCTTCGGGCGCATAGAATCCGTCCTCGTGAACGCGGAACAGGCCAGAATCGCGAGCATTCTCGCCAAGGCGGTCGCGAAGTACATTCGCGACGACCAACGCGCGGACTACCCCCTTCCTGCCCCGGTCCGCGTCGTAATCCGCTCGTGGCGCCTTTCGGAGTTCGTCAAGGCACCTTACACGACGAAGGACGGAACGCTGTCCGTCACGCCGCTCGGCGACCACCGGCTCGAACTCATCGCGCATGCGTTTCCGCGTTCCGGGAAGTGGAACGGGCCAGACGTTCTTCCGAACGACAACCTGCGTTCGATGCTCGCCAGTCTTTTCCACGACCTCATCTGGGAGCATGCAAGCGAGCTTTGCACGGCATGGGGCTGCTACCAGACGGACCTCCTGCGGTGGGGCAACGGCGTCCTGTACCTCGTGTGGGTCTGGGCGTCGAAAGACTCGTGGTGGGGGCGGCGCGAGGCGTGGCTCGCCTATCAGGCGACCGAATATGCCGCGCCCGTTTACCACAAGGTCAAGAAACTTTTCTCGAAGACGGCGACGGCCACCGTGCTCGCCGTCCTTTGTGCCGGGTGTGCCGGCGGTTGTTTCTCAGTCCCTGACGGGGAGGTCGAGAGCATCGACGGAGTGGAAACCGTCGAACAGGTGATGAGTGACTACGGAGACGGTCTTGGACCGGGCCCGGACGAAAAGGAGGCCCGATGATGGCCGTGACACCGCAGAACGAAAGCAAGGCCAGGATGTCGATTCGCGAGATCGAGGACAGCAATCTGGATTCGGAGTCGAAGAACGATCTGATCGAGATGATCGACGATGCGAAGATCACGACGAACGGTCTGAGTCCGGAGGAGAAGCTCCAGTCCGTCGCCGACAACCAGTTCAGGATGATTCGCGCACTCGCGCGGGTGATCGTGGCCTCCGCGAAGCCGAAGGTTCGGACGTGGAAGGACGTAATTGTCGAGTGCAAGGCGTGGTTGTTTCCTTCGCTCTGTATCGCACTCGCCATCGTCGCCGCGTCGTTCGTCCTGAAGCCGGAACTGGCCAGAATCGCGGCGTCCGTTCACGCGCAGACCATGCAGGCAACCTCGACGGGGGAATAGGCCATGACGACCCTCATCCTTTCCATCGACGAAGAGACGAAGCGCTTCGAGCGCGACGACGGCCCGGTGTCTGTCAACGCCGGCGAGACGGTACTTCTCGTCCTGAAGGGACTCGGCATCTCGGCAGACAGGGCGAACGGGACGAACCTTCTTCCCGATTCTGTGGTGGAGGCGTCGGATTCCGATTCCGACCTTCCTGCCGCTTTCCCGTACCTTCGCGTCCGGCTCGTCCACCCGGTCTTCGGCGACCTTGCCATGTATCCGTGGCCGGAGAGCCAGCCGCAATGGCGCGAGTTCGACGAGTACGTTCCCGGCGCCGCGCTCTCCTGCCAGTTCGATCTCGACACCGAGCAGCTATTCCGCGTGGTTCGTTCCGGGCATGGCGGGGAAATCCTGCTTTACGTCGAGACGCCGTGGCCCGAGTCCGTTCCGACGGTCTACGGGACCTATGCGCTCCGCGTGGCAGATTGGCCGGAGGCCACTGGCGAAGTCAGGGTGTTTCCGGCGTCCGGGCGGTACGCCAACGCCTTTGCGCCGGTGAAGTCGGTCGGTGCGTTGGATGATGCGGCGTCTCTCAACCAGACGAAGGCCGTGGTGAACAAACTTCTTGCCGCGATGAAGACGCTGGCGATTCGCACCGGGGAGGAAGAGGAATGAACGGAAGCGTGACTACTCTCGGAAACATTCCTGCGACCGCCAAGGTTTACACGCAGGCGCAGACGGACGCTGCTATTTCCGGCTCCGTCGCGGCCATCAGCGGGCTCGTGAGCGGCGTGACGGAAGAGCAGTGGCAGACCATCAACGACATCATCCAGGATGCCGGAAACGTCGCGATGAAGTCGGATGTCGATTCCGTCGTGAAAGCCGGCGAGGATGTGACATGTGGCAATCGGCCCGCTCTGCTCCTTGGTTCTGGCGAGTCCGATCTTCAGGTCATCAAGTTCAATCATTCGTCCGGCGGTTGGGTGACGGTTATTACGGAAGACATGCTTTATTCTGGCATTTGCGGACTTCAAGAGGCGATGATCGCAGGTATTACTCTGAGTTCCGTTGCTGGAGGAATTTGCGGAATACAGCACATGTATTGCGGGGCGATGCGCGGGGACGACTTGTATTATCAGTTGTCTGGTATCGGGCAGTGTGGTGTCTCTGGAGTAGTGTCCATGTTGACCGTCATTGAATCCGGTCTTCGTAGCGGTAGCGGGTATTCATATCCTGTCACCGCGGACAACATTTGCGACGCCGTTCAATCTTGCATTGGAACCGATCTCTGTGGCTTGAGCGACCGCATTTGCGGTCTTGAATCCGTAGATTATTCCGGGCTTTCAAGCGGCATTTCGAGCCTTGCGTCTGCCATTTCCGGAATCGGGAGCGGACTTGCAGAAATCAAGTCCGGCATTTCCGGCCTTCCGGCTGCAATCGTTCAGGCCATTATCGACGCCGGCGATGATCCTTCCGCTTCAGAACCGATCCGTCGGGCGGCCGCAAAGGTCGCGGCGGCCGGAACGCCGGAAGACAATGGAATCGTCAAGCCGGTCGTTCAAGACTTGAACTCCGACGTGAACAATCCCGCCGTGTTTGGCGAAGGTGGCGTCGAAGATTCTCTTGAGGATGCAAGCGACGCCCTCAGCGGGATTTCGGAGTCCGTGTCGTCCGGCGCGTCTTCCGACGCCCAGGCTGCGGCTTCGGCCGCGGACGACGCAAAAACCACCGTCGATTCGGAAAAGTCGGCGGTTGAAGCAGTTGGGAACTTCGTGCCATGAACAATCCGTACCTCTTCCATCCGGCTATGGCTCCGTTCACGCCGCGTCCGTGTCCTCCCGTCCCGCCGCCGCCCGCGCGGCATCCGGGTCTGTACGAGGACATGGACGGCTATACGCGCAAGGAGATCGACGATGCCGATGCGAGAACGCTTGCGTCGGCGAAGGGCTATGCCGACGGGACGAAGGTTGGCAAGGCGGACCTCTTCGACAACCCGGACTCCGCGCCGAAGATCAAGTCGGAACTCCTGCCGTCCTACGTCGACGACGTGCTGGAGTATGCGTCTCTTTCCGACTTCCCGGCCACCGGCGAATCCGGGAAGATTTACATCGCGAAAGACACGAACAAGACGTACCGTTGGAGCGGCACGCAGTACGTTCAGGTCGGAGGCGGCGGCGATGTTCCGATCACGGTCGTGAAGCGCAACGGCACGGCGCTCACTCCGGTGGACGGCGCGGTCGACATCGAGGTTCCGACCGGGACCGCGGCGTCGAAGGACGTTCCCGCTTCTGGTGACGCGGACGAGAATCAGGTCGTTCTCGGGAACGACTCTCGCCTGACGGACAGTCGGGTCCCGACGCAGCACTATCATTCGATGGACGACATCTCGGACCTTGCGTTCCCGAACCACAAGGTCTGGGCGGCGACGGCGACTGGCTCTGGCTCTCTCTACACCCTGACTCCTTTCGGGAACGACTTTTCGCTCGAAGAAGGTTGCGTCATCATCTACAAATGTCCGGCCGACATGGGGAGCGCCGGAGTCGTGTACATCAAGGTCGGCTCGGTGCAACATCTGTTGCATTGGGCAAAATCCGGCACGCAGCCGACATTCAGTTCGGTGAAGTCCGGAGACATTTGCATCATTCAGTTCCGAAGCGACAATGGCGGATGGTGGGCGCTTCACGGCGTGAATGCGTACACGGCCTACCAGAAGCCCGCGAGCGGGATTCCGGCAAGCGATCTCGCGTCCGGCGTGCTACCTGACGTCTCCGGCAAGGCCTCCTCCTCCTCCCTCGCCCCCGCGTTCTCCTCCTCCTCGACCTACGCGGTCGGGGACTATGTGACCCACGAGGGGCTCCTGTACAAATGCACCACCGCCGTTTCGACGGCGGGCTCGTGGAACGCGGCGAACTGGTCGGCGGTCGCGGTCACGGACGAGATGGGCGCGGACACGCCGCTCCCGTTCGACGCGGAGGTGGATTATGTCACAATTCCTGTCGGCGCGTATGTTCTGCCGGAACTGGAAACGATTTCCGCTGTCGTCAATATGACGGCACAAATCCGCTTCCAGACAGCGCCGTCGAGTTCCGCAAAATTTTACATTGCGAACTTCAGCGGAAATATCAGCACAAGCACGCAGATTCATTTCATCGACTCGTCAACGTGCAGGGTTTACAATGGGTCGTCCGGCTATGCGTCGCCGTCGATTGCGGGAGTCGTGGGGCAGTTCGGAACCGTCTCAATTCAAGGATCGGCATACGATGTTGGCGGCGCAACCGGGTCTTCGGAGCCGAACGCTGGAATCCGCGCCCCCCTCGACATTGGAATCGGCGCGTGTCCACTCGCGTCCGGCGGCGTGGACAATTCGACCATCACGGGCGTCGCCACGGACATCGCCTCGTTCACGTTCCGCTCTGGCGGAGCAATCACGCGCGACATGGTTCCCGTCCGCGTCGGCACCGTGGGCTACCTCTACGACAAGGTGTCCGGTCGGCTCTTCGGGAGCGCGGTCGGGAGCATCCCGCTCGTCCCCGGCCCGGACAAGGCCCAGCCGACCATCACCACGCCGGGGCGCATCGTCGAACTCACGGACTCCCCCGCCTTCACCGGGACGCCGACCGCGCCTACCGCCGCCGCCGGGACGAACACCACGCAGGTCGCCACGACAGCGTTCGTTCAAAGCGCAATTGCCGCGCTCCGCTCGGAGCTGGGGCTTACATAGGTGCCATCGAATGCCACGCACGCCTCTACAGCCGCACCACAAGAACGCGAGGGCGGGAAAGCAGATTCTCCTGCCTCCTCCCCCTCCGCGCATCTATCCGCTTCCGATCCCGGTGCGGTGGCCGAGCGCGCCTCCTGTCGCCGTCGCCCGACAGCCGCTTACGGCGAAGACAGGAATGACGAGGGTTGAACTCACGGATCGGTTCGCGGAACTTCGCGCAGCGCTCGACGAGAAGTTCGCGAACCTGAAGCGCATCAACGATCCGCTCCCAACCACCATCTACAAGATCCGCGACCGGCAGGACAAGGTTGTGGACAACATCAACCAGCTTGCACAGAACCAATAGCAAGGAGAAAAGAAAATGGCTACCACTACGACCACAGCGGGCATTGCCCTTGGCAACATCCCCCTCAGCACCCTGATGGTGGACAAGGATGCCGTCGTCGACATCGTGTCCGGCGAGGCGGAGGAGATTCTGTCCGGCGTCCAGGAGATCGTGGGCACCGCCGTCAGCACGGCGTGGAAGGCAGGCGGCAGCAAGGCTCCGGCCGACCTCACCTCGTCCCTGCTCGTCGCGGCGAACGAGGGCAAGGTCTACAACATGTCCGCGTCCGGCACGACCGATATAAACTTCATCGAGGGTGCGGGGAAGTCGTATGCGGCGGGCACGGATATTGCCGTTATCAACACCGGAACGGCTTCCTCGCCCGCGTACAAGTTCAACGTGCTGGCTGCGCAGGACGGCTCCGTGGTGAAGTCGGTCAACAACATCTCGCCGGTGAACGGCAACGTGACGATCCCGAACGCGGGCGCGTCCACGAACGGCCTTATGTCGAGCGGTGAGCACACAAAGCTGTCCGGCATCGCCTCCGGCGCGGAGGTGAACCAGAACGCCTTTTCCAAGATTGCAGTTTCCGGCGTGACTGGGACCGGCGATGCGGACGCCAAAACGGATACTCTCACCCTCGTTCCCGGCACTAACGTGACGATGAGCCGGAACGGGAAGTCGGTGACGATCAATGCTTCCGTGCCGTCGGGCATCGTTATGTCTATATCTGGAAACGGTGCAGACGCCCCAACTCTACCTGTCTGTGGCGTAATTGCAATCGAAGGTGATTCAACCGACGGTATATACATCAGCGGAGACCAAGATAAGCTCGTTATCGGCGTGGTTTCAGGAACTGAAAGCCAACGCGGCACAGTTGTTTTGTCGGATAGCACGAACAGCAGCGATGACACGACGTATGGAGTCGCTGCAACGCCAGCTGCGGTTTCCGGCGTCAATTCCGGTCTTGTCGCGCTCTCCGGCGTCGTGTCCGGTCTCAAGAACTTCTCCAAGGTCACGGTCGTGAATTCCGGCGGGACCGCCGTGACGAACGGAACTTTGACGCCCGCATCAAACGCGGACGATACGCTCAAACTTCAAGCCGGAAGCAACGTGACCCTTTCCGTCACGTCCGGCACAAAGACGGTCAAGATCGACGCGTCCGTCCCCGTGAAGGACGGCAAAATAAGCGGCGGCTCGTCCCTGCTGTCCGGCACGACCATCGTGATTCCAAGGGCTGGTAGCGGAACGAGTGACCAAGTCCTAGGCGTTGTCTCGCTGGATGACTATCCTAATGAAAATAATACTATCGCTTCTGGAATCGCCGTTGCCGCAACTCCAGCCGCCGTTGCCACTCGCGTTAGCAAGTCGGTTCTTGATACGAACGTGACCAAGGTTTCCGCCGACACGCAGACGCCGGCATCGTATGACACCGGGAATACTCTCCCAAACACGATCTACGGCCTCATCCGCGCGATCAAGATCACGAACGACACGGCAAACTAACCACACACAACCACGCACACAATGGCCCAGAAGAAACCAACTCAGCCCGAAACCGCCGCCTCGCCCCGTCCGCAGGAGCAGGCGGCTCCCGCCGTCCCGCCCGCTGCTCCCGCCACCGGCCCGGTCCACGTCGCCTACTGCATCGACGTGCAGGGGGCGGGCGCGGCGCAGTTCGCCGACCAGCTCTATGTCTCCGTCAAGTCCGTCCGGGATACGCGCGCACAGGGCGACTCCGTGGTGGCGCACATCTGCTACGCCAATGTCTCCGTCGAACTGATGGAGCGGCTGCACGCGCTTGACGCGGACGGCTTCAGGATTGTGACGCGGCACATCACGGACCAGGACCTCTCGTACTGGCAGCGGTTCACGAGGCACGACCCGCGCAGCGTGGCCCGCCCGTGGGGCGGCATTGTGTTCGCGCGCATCTGGCTCCCGTTGCTCCTGCCGAACGTGGACCGCTGCATCTACCTCGACGCCGACACGATGTGCCGCGCGCCGATCTCGGAGCTGTACGCCGCGAAGCTGCCGGAGGGCAAGTGGCTCGGGATGGA